GACATTTTGTGTCGTTAGTTAAATCAATGACCAGAAGAGTTCACAAAACTACGGCACAACATTGTACTAAATGTAGTGGCAAAGGAGAGTTTTATAAAATTAAGAAAGATGGCACTCGTTGGAAGAAACCATCAAAATGTGTGATGTGTCAAGGGCAGGGATATATATTTATGCCTTTACCTAAAATAGCAGGACTCACAATGAACCCTAGAGATATATTTGATGTGTCGGCAAATGGTTTTGCTACAGATAAAAATACCTTGGTTAGATTATTAAATACTGCTAAGTACAAAGGCAATGAAAAGGCAGAAGAGTTTCTCAAGTCCACTGTTAGGCTAAATGCAGTGGATGTATATTTATCTAGTTTTGTTGGAGGTATAGAACGTAATACTAGGAAGAGTGGTTTGCTACATCCTAAATTTAATCAGTGTGTAACAAGAACTACTAGACTATCCTCATCTGACCCCAACTTTCAAAATCAACCCAGAGCCTCTACATTTCCAGTAAGAGCAGTGGTTGTATCAAGATTTGATAATGGTAATATACTTCAAGCTGATTATAGTCAGTTAGAGTTTCGTGTAGCTGCACAACTGTGTGGGGATGAAAATATGTATAATGACATTATCAATGGTAGTGATGTTCACAGATATACGGCTTCTATTATTTTTAATAAAGCTGAAAAGGATGTCACTAAAGAAGAGCGTACAATCGCAAAAGCCCATACTTTTAAACCTCTCTATGGTGGCACTACAGGAACGCCTAATGAAATGGCTTACTATAAAGCTTTTGTTGATAAGTACCCTAAGCTAGGAGAATGGCATGATTTACTTCAAACTGAAGCTATATCGTATGGGTCTGTTAGTATGCATACTGGTCAGCAATTTGCTTTTCCAGATACTAAAAGGCTTGCGAATGGCAATGCATCGGGAGCACCTTCTATTAAAAATTATCCCGTGCAAGGTATTGCAGGTGGTTGTGTCGTTCCACTGGCACTTATTCATTTACAACATGAACTTGAGAGTAAAGGCGTTACGTCTAAAATTATTAACACAGTACATGACTCGATAGTCTTGGATGTATATCCGGGAGAAGAAAAGACAGTAGCAACAATGACTTACAATGCTATGACTAAAGTAGACAAACAATTTGAAGATTTTTACAACGTAAAATGGAAGGTTCCACTTAACGTAGATTTAGAAATAGGTAAAGATTGGTTAAATATGAATGAATTTGACTTGACTAAGGACTAATTATTTAGTATAAATAAGATTCTTATAAGGAGAAAAATCTATGAATGATTTAACTTTAACTACATCCTCCAAGTTTGAGGATATCGCAAAAATAATAGGGCAAGATGAGTCCTCTAATTCGTCAAGCCCTGCAATGTATTATCTGAAGATAAACAGAGACCATGAAGACGATTCCGGCAGGTCAATCCCTGCAGGTTCATGGACTACTGAGTTAGACGATAATAAGGTGGTCTATGCTAAACAAGTAGACTTCCAACTATTTGCTCAGAGGTATCAGTATCTACACTATGACGCTGAAGCAAATGAAATGGTTAGTAGGTCAATATTCGCTAATAATTTGTATCCACAGACGGAGATTCCGGATACTGTGGGAACATTTAGATGTGGGTCTGTTCCTGCTAGTCAACGTGAAGGATTACCTGCCGATAAGGCTTTACTACAGAAAAGTATCAAATGCTTTCGTATGTTGTTTGGTAAGGTGTCCTTTGTAGATGGTGTAGACTCAGATGGTAACTCTATAGAAGTTAATGGTTTACCTGTGTTATGGCGTGCAAGAGGTAGCAATTTTATGCCTATTTCTGTCCCCATTGATTCCCTCTCTGCACAGAAAAAACCTTTTATTTTCTATAAGTTACGTGGTTCTTTAGAGAAGAAAAAGAATGGTGGTCTTGTCTATTATGTCGGAGGTTTTAAGGTCAATGAAGGACCCGTTGACTTCTCTGATGAAGACCAAGGTACTTTAGCTTTCTTTATGGATTACATTAATTCTGAGAATAAAAAGGTTATGGCTTTATATGATGAGACTTTGCGAAAGCAGGGTAAAGTTGTTGACCATGACCCCGTCAATGTAACAGTTGATGATGCCTTGAATGATGACTTATCGGTATCTGGGGCATGAATAGAATAGAAGCTGCTCTTCTTTCTTTCCTTTCTAAGGCAGCTTCTGGTGAGGGGGTTACAATGCCCCCTCGTCTATTAAAAGAGTTTGGTAAATCTTGTGAGCAAGCTCTAACTAAACACTTTACGAAAGGTAAAGAAGAATTTAGGCTTCGCATGAGTAATGCAGGCAAACCACTTTGTCAATTACAAATGCAATCAAAAAATGTAAAAGCAGAAGCCCCCACATACGATTTTAAAATGAGAATGATAATGGGAGATGTGTTAGAAGCCCTCATCATAACATTAATAAAAGCTTCCAAAATAAAAGTAAAAAATACACATAAGAAAGTTGAATATAAATTAGATAAAAATAATTATATCTCTGGTGAATATGATATTGAATTATCGGATGGCATATACGATATAAAAACTGTGTCCCCTTTTGCATTTGAACATAAGTTCAAACCAGATGATGCATATGAAAGAATAAAAGAATCTGATTCATTTGGGTATGTTGCACAAGGACATGGATATGCTATGGCTGCAAACAGACCTTTCAAAGGTTGGATTGCATTAAATAAATCTACTGGTGAAATAACAGTAGCAGAAGCAAGAAATACTAAGAAGGAGAAGGAATATGTCCATAATAAATTATGCACTGCTTTTAAATCATTACATGGAAAAAAGTCTTTTGAAAGATGTTTCTCCGATGTACCGGAAGTCTTTTATAAAAAAGATACGGGAAACAGAACCTTGGGGATTGAGTGCAGTTACTGCCCCTTTAAACATTCATGTTGGAAAGGTTTGGAGTTCAGAAGACAATTACCAAGCAAAGGAAAAAACCCAAAATGGGTCTGGTACACCCACATCACAAAAGAATGGCGTGACGCTGACAATACAATATAAGGGTAATGACGATAGTCCCATAAGTAAAATAATTAAAATAACTAGAGAACAAGCAGATGACTTTATCCAAGAACTTAACCAAGACCTCCCGTTTACGACCCTTGAAACGAACACTCAGACAATCACAATCCCAACTAGAAATATCACAGAAATCCGTATCGAAGAAGATGAGACCCCAATCAGCAAAAGCAAAGGGAAGAAAACTCCAGACATGGGTAGTGGAGAAGCTACTAAATCTTCTTAAAAATGTCACTGGATTAGATATAAAGTCTACCCCTATGGGAGTTAATGGGGTAGATGTCCAGTTGTCTACTGCTGCATTTAAACAGTTTCCCTATAATATAGAATGTAAGAATACACAAAGACTCACAACTATATATAATTATTATGAACAAGCTGAGTCTCACAATCATTATGGTAAACCTTTAGTGATTGTAAAAATGAATAGAAAAAAACCTTTGGCTATAATAGATGCTGAACACTTTATAGAATTAGGAGTGCGTGATGAAAAAATCTAAACCACATTGGGTAGTAGCATCTGATGATTCTTTTAACAAAGTATTGAAGTTCGTTATTATTTCTTTATACTGTTATGCTATGTATTTAGTGATTGTGGAGTTGATAACGTGAATAAAATAATTTATGATGTTTGGGAAAGTATTATGAATTATGAACGTAATCCTTTACGACATATCCCCGATTTGAACGTAAGACATATGATAATGCAAGTCTTAGCATGGATGTGGTGTATTGTATTTTCTATGTATTTTGGTAGCATGTGGGTGTTTGGTGTAACTGCTATAGCACACGTATTTATACTAGGTGCTATCGTTTTAACTGTTGCTACATTTGAAACTGCAAAAAGAAAACCGAACTTTTTTATTATGAAAGGGTATCATACACCTAGTCGTAGTCGTGCAATTTATTATAAAGGTAAAAGATTTGAGTTAGATAAAAATGACAAAGGGGGAGAACATGAGTGATGTTAAATTAAGAGGGGGAGACTCTGCAATAATAATAAGACACAATGAAGAAGGATATGATATGGAAATTTATCATAAGTACGACAGAAATTTATTGACAGAGGAAGACAGTATGTATTATGCTTTGTTGACACGAGGTATGGTGCATAATGCAATAACAGACCCCGACCAAACATTAGAAGATGGTAGACACAGTTTTGAAAAAGAAAGTAAAGAAGTTACGAGACACTAATGGGAATGTATAGAGAATCAATAAAGAAAAAATATAAAGAGGTAGGAGATATGGTTAGGAAACAATCGCAAGAGCAATCAGACCATAAGCAGACAATGGATATGGTAAACAATCCACCACATTATAATAAATCTGGTATAGAAACTATTGAAGCTATAAAAGCTATGACAGATGAAGGTTTTGAATATTATTTACAAGGTAATATAATGAAGTACCTTTGGAGATACAGATATAAAAATGGTGTTGAAGATTTAGAAAAAGCACAGTGGTATCTCAGTGAGTTAATAGATGAACTAAAAAATGATAAAAAAAGTATCGGTTAAAATAATTGCAAAAGTAGATGCACAAGAATTTATATTAGACATAGAAGAGTTGTCTGGTGTTTTAGAAGATGTTATCACGGATGTGATGCATGACATAAATGGTATAGAAACAAAAGATGTAACAGTGAGGATAATCAAATGAACAACGTAACATTACCAACTTATTATCAACAATTTATTCACAAATCTAGGTATGCTAGATGGATGGATGACGAGGGTCGTAGAGAAGAATGGCATGAAACTGTGTCTAGATATATAGATTTTATTTCTAAGCATTTGAAAACAAAGCATAATTTTACTTTAGATGAAGATATAAAAGAAAATATTAAACAAGCTATTTTACATCAAGAAGTTATGCCTTCTATGAGAGCTATGATGACAGCAGGCAAAGCATTAGACAGAGATAATACTGCAGGATATAATTGTTCTTATCTACCGGTTGATGACCCAAAAGCATTTGATGAAGCTATGTATATTCTTATGTGTGGAACTGGTGTAGGGTTTTCTGTAGAAAGAAACTTTATAAGTAAACTACCAGAAGTGCCTGCATTGTTATTTGATACAGAAGAAACTATTATAGTAAAAGATAGCAAAGAGGGTTGGGCAAAAGCATTTCGTAAGTTACTAGCTTTATTATGGGCAGGAGAGATACCTAAATGGGACTTAAATCTTATTAGACCTGCAGGGGCTAAACTAAAAATATTCGGTGGTAGAGCATCTGGTCCAACACCTTTGGATAATTTATTTAGATTCACAGTTAAAATATTTAAAGATGCAAAAGGTAGAAGATTGTCTAGTTTAGAGTGCCATGATTTAATGTGTAAAGTTGGTGAAGTAGTTGTGTCCGGTGGTGTTAGACGTTCTGCTATGATTAGTTTATCTAACTTATCTGATGACAGAATGCGTCATGCTAAAACTGGAGAGTTTTACAAAACAGAGCCACAAAGACAAATGTCAAATAATTCAGTGGCTTATACTGAAAAGCCAGACCCTTATACATTTATGAGAGAGTGGCTTGCTCTTGCAGAGTCTGGAACTGGTGAGAGAGGTATGTTCTATAGAGGAGCTGCTAAAAACAAAGCTTTAGAAAATGGCAGAAGAAAAGCTGAATATGATTTTGGTACTAATCCTTGCAGTGAGATAATATTAAGACCTTATCAATTTTGTAATTTATCTGAAGTTATAGTTAGAGGTAATGATAATTTAGATACATTAAAAGCTAAAGTTCACACTGCTACTTTAATAGGTACGTTCCAATCTACTCTAACTCACTTCCCTTATTTACGCAAAGTGTGGCAAAATAATACTGAAGAAGAAAGATTATTAGGTGTATCTATGACGGGAATAATGGACAATGCTATAACTAATGGTAAAAGTGACAAACACGGACTAGAAGATGTCCTTAATCAACTTAGGCACATAGCCGTAGAGACTAATAAAGAGTATTCTAAATTATTAGGTATCCCTCAATCCACTGCTATTACGTGTGTAAAACCTTCGGGCACAGTATCACAACTAACTGATTCTGCTTCCGGCATTCACGCTAGACATAGTAAATATTACATAAGAACAGTTCGTGGAGATAAAAAAGACCCTCTCACAAAATTTATGATGGATAATAATATACCTTGGGAAACTGATGGATGGAGTAAAGAAAATGCCGTATTCAGTTTTCCTATAAAAGCACCAGATGACTGTATCACAAGAGATGATATGTCTGCTATAGAGCAATTAGAGTTTTGGAAAGTGTATGCCGAACACTGGTGTGAACACAAACCTTCTGTTACTATATCAGTAGCAAAAGATGAGTGGCTTAAAACGGGTAGTTGGATCC